ACTGCCTTCAATCGCTCCATTCTTAAGCATAGATTGAACACATGGTACTATTTTATTTGGCTCTGATATTTTATTAAATACTTGAACATCTGGGACATCTGTTATAATAGAATCTTCTAATTCTCCTTCACCTATCAAATCATGATAATTAAAATCCATTCTATTATTTTTAGCCATCTCGATTATTTGGCTAGCTTCTAAATTCATTACTTCATCTCTTGTAAGTGGGATTTTAAAAAGATTTGTCTTTTTATTTAGAGTATGTGGTAGTCTATATATACCTGTTCGCATATATATACTAGAATCTAAATTAGGGACAAGCTTTTTTAAAGTTTGTTTTACCACGTATGGCAAATCATTGCCTTCTTTAAAGTTGAATAAAGAGCCAGCTAAAATCAAATGGTATCCAGAGCCAGAAAAATAGGATTGAAAGCTCCCACATTCAATATCCGCTTCTTCCAGCTCCAGGATAACACTTCTCAAGATGTCTAGAGTTTTATCATCTGTATTATCTTGTTTGTCTATATCTACAGGAACTTTATCTATGTATCTTATGCCAAAGAAGTTTCTTAAACTTCCATGCTCTTCTACATATTCTACAGCAGTTTCATCGTAAAGATAAACACTTCTATAGACAGGTTCATTTCCTATATAATTACCAAGAGTATTTACAGGTATTATTATACCTCTATTATTAGGTATTCCTCTAGCTATCTCGACATACTTCATAGATTAGCTAAACCGCTTCCTGAGAGCGTATTGCCGTTTGAATTATTAACCATATCTCCTTCTTTCATTTCTTTGATATAGCCTTTAGATTTCATCCATTCAGCATCTTTCTTAAGGTTAGCTTTATTCATATCTGTGTTTTTATAAAACTTATTCCACATTCTAGAATAAACCTTTGCTCCTGGAGTTTTAGGTTGTTCTTTATAGAAGTATCCTAAAAAGTTATAATCTGGGTCTGTTCCTGGTATCACAGCACTTAAATGATTATCTGTAAGATATTTGGCTATATCTTCTATTTGATTACCACTTGCATCTTCCCATTTACCATCTACAGTAATTCCAGCATCACATCCTATTTCATCAAAGAATTGATACAATCTCTTAAGGCAACTTCCTCCTACAATTTTACCACCTTCTTTTTCAAAGCTTCCTTTGATTTGAGTTGTTCTTTCGTAATCGCTTCCTTTTTGTTTTACTACTATATTTAAAAACAAATCAGCCCAATCAAACTCTTCTGATTTATCTTCAAATCCTACGATACCTATTTCACATACGCCTTCAAAACTAGTAAAGTTTCCACTATTTTTCTTGACTTCTGGTTTGAATATTGCCATTATTTACTCTCCTTATATATTAGATTCCATTTTAACTCAATGTCCTTACCTTTTAAGTGAGGACTTCTACTTCCAGCTTCAAGTGCTTCATTTGCTTTAAATGAAACCTTTAGCTTTCCTTTGTCATCATCTCTATAGACATATCCAATAGCATCGCAGTCTGCCATTAACATATTTTTTAATTTACCAGTTAAATCTAGACTTTCTGGCTCTACTATTGCTTTACTGTCTACAACGGCTCTCGCCCATTTCCTATGTCCGATGATTATTACATGAGGAAATATCTCTTTAAGAAAATGCACTGTATTTAACACTTTTTCTCTTACCATACCAAAACCTTTACCAAAGGCTAAATCTTGGATAGCAGACACACTTTCTTCTTCACAAACGGAACTTTCTGCCCATGTTGCTATTCTATCTATTGTATCTATAGCTACATATTTATACTCGTGTCCTTCTTGTGCTTCTTGTAAGAGTTTAATTAACTCTTCCCTACTGTTAACTGATTCTACATAACCCTCAATCATATTTGCACCACCTTCTGTATCAATTATTAGACAATCATCTAATTGACTTAAAGCAGTAGTTTTACCTACTTTTGGTGCTCCATATAACAACATTGTTTTTGGGTTTTGAGAGACAGCTTTCCTTTTGACTTTCTTTAACGCCATTATTATTCTCCTATTTTAAAGTGAAATAGGCTGGCTCAAATTGGTTTATTTAAACCAGCCCATTATATTACAACATTCCAACTATTTATACAAGGTATTTTTCTCTATGTGTGTAGTGGGGAAATTGAATGACAAAGCGGCTTCGAAAGGTTGAGATTTCAACACTTTACGAACGGTATTTGCTATAAAACTCCCAGCCATATTAGAACAATAACTTGTAGCTTTCATGTTGCACGGTTCAGGACTCCCCTCCTCATCTGAATACCATGTTTTCTGGTATCTTTTAAGTGTGGGTTTGACGAAAGTATATTGCTGATAATGTTCAGCTCCCATTCTTCCGTCTATAAGCAATCCAGGCTTAAAACCTTTGTATGATAAGCATATTTCTGCTGCTTCTAGCCTTGATTTCATACTATCGAATCCTAATATTATTATGTCATCTTCATTTGAATACATGAATGTCTGAAAATATTCGGTCATTTCAGTTATTTCGCAATTTGGATTTATATCCATTAATAAACCATTTAAAGCAGTTGTTTTGTTTTGTCCCAAGTGGGAATGCCCGTATTGTGAAACTCCAATATTAGCAGTTTCTACTTTATCTAGGTCATATAATACAAAATTCTCTGCTCCCATTCTACATAGCTGGGTAGCTGCGGAACTACCTATAGCCCCGCAACCCAGTATATGAAAAACATGATTATTTAAGGAATCAATTAATCCAACAGAGCGTTGGTTAACAATACCAGCCATAATTGCCCTCCTTTTCATATTCTCTTTGAATCATTGCATCTTTGTATTCTAAAAGCTCTATATCCCATGTGTATTGAAATAAATCAATCATATCTTGCTTATTTCCTTGAGGAATAATCACTTTATACTCAGATATTTTATTCTTATCTAGCATCTTTTGAACATTCTTTAGAGACTTTCTAAATTTAGGCAAAGATAATTCATCTGCCATAAACTTATCTACTATCGCATCTAAAGCTTCTTTAGTTTGAGCATGAAAAGATTTGTCTTTTAAAGTAACTTTATCATGAACTTGATTCCAAAGATTCCTTTGATTTATATTGTTGTTCCAACCTTGATATGAACTATAAGAGGTTACAACATTACAATGTTTGTCTTCACAAAGTTCTTTGTATTGCTTTTCCATAGATTTTGTTACTTTAACTCCATCTTTTCTTTTAATATTAAGCGTCGTATCAAAATGTTGCTCAATATCTAAACCTGCTGCTTTCCAAATACTTACTCTAAACTTGTATTCTTGTTTCAGGTTTACTACTAAAGCCAAAGAAAATGACTCATTTTTCCATGCATTTATTTCGTTTTCATCAGTTCCAGACCAGAATGCGCCCATCGTGTGATGAGAATGCCACCATACAAATTTAATACCTGGATTTTTATATTTCATAGCATATCTCATCTTATAATCTGCGACTGCATCTCCATCTAGCTCTGTATTAGTGCCTGTATTCTCTTGTTTTAGTATCTCTACATCTGCAATGGTATAAATTCCATTTTTATCAGGAACAGCTGTTGCCAGACCAGATATTTCATTTTTATCTTTGTCATATGCTAACTTCGCCCATGATATTATTTCATACCAATCTTTCTCTTCAATGAAAAACAACTTTTCTATTTCCATTACGCGCCCCTTTCTGTTGCCCATCGCAACATTTGCTCTTTGATTTCATTTTTATTAGGAACTAATTGTTCTGCTAAAGTTGCTTCGATTTCTGCTTCTTTATGCCAATAATTAGTTTCGTCTAGAATGTCATTATATACATATAAACTATCAAATGCAGATATTAAATAATTAACTACATCTTCATATGTATATATTCTTATTGATGTTTCATTTTCATCTTCAGGTAGGCTAGACCTAAGATAACATCCAAAATCATCTCTAAGAACTTCTATTAACTTTTCTTCATCCAACCGTTCTAATAAATGCCCTAGAATTGATTCTATCATGAATATGTAATCTTCATTTGACAATCTTTTTGTTTGCCTTGACTTTTCTTGATAAAGACCACAATGATGTCTCCATATGCAGTCAATGTCTATGCAATAATGAACCATTTCTTTAGTTTCTTCAATCCATTTTTCACTACCTAGCTGACCTTCACTTTTGTATATTTTGCCCCATAATCTAGAACCACAGTTTTGAGTATCTCTACTAGTTACTGCTTGATATGCCTTACTAAAACTACTAGGCATACCTATATGGGTTAAAGCTACATTATTATATGGATTTGAATGAGTTGTATTGTAGTATCCAGCCCATTCTAACAGCTCCATAGCTAATACAACAAAGTTTAAGTTATGAAATGAATTTCTTACATTGTCTGTGAAATCACTAAAACAAGTAGATGCCCATTTAACAGGCATATAGTCTTCACTATAACTATTTGCTGTAGGTTGAGCTACATATGGATGAAATGTAGTTTGAATTGCCCTATAACTATGCATATTTGCTATTTCAGCATCATTTATACCTCTATATTGAACAGCTAAATTAGAGTGCAATTTCTTATCTAAATATTTCATCATCTTTCTTAAAGGACAATAAAATATTATCTTTATTCCAGTTATGTCTATCTTTTGTATTAATGTTTCGTCTTGATATACATTCATTTCCCCTGGATTTACATAGCAATTAATATAAAACATTGCTTGTCTTTGATTATGTTCTGGGATGTGTATATAAGGCTCAAATAATACTTTTTCACCTGTTGCTATATGTGCTTGATTAATTGATTCTTCTAATTTATCACAAAAATCAGTTAATTTTACCATATATTCATCAATATTAACATCGTGTTGGTAACCTTCTCTCTTTAACATTCGCTTTTTCTCTTCGCATAACTCTAGTTTTCTAGCCACGTAATTAAGTCTATATCTAGCATGTTCTGTAGTTCTAGATATATATTTACCTAATCCGCTTGATTTCTTTTGTAACATTAGTTGTTTAGCAACATAATCTTTTACAATATCAAGCGAACCAGGTCTCCAATTCCAAGAAGGTGTAACAGATAATACTTTAGGATTTAAATCGTTATGCATCCTCATCATTCTGTTACACTCTTCTAATGCGGAAAAGAACTCATCTTGTGGGCCAGTAGCGATAGCATTTGCTAATTGTTGATTAGGTTCTCTTAAAATATCAAGAGTATTAACGTTAATATTACTGTCACCATTATACAATTCAATGCTATCTGCCATATTAACCTCCTACTTTATTATTAGATGTATATGCAACATATGCACCGTCTTCTAATGTAAAGTCGTCTTGCCTAACTGTGCCACCTACATTAATGTTAGAACCTGAAGGTATTTCTAGTTCTGTTCTTAAAGCACCAACTGTTGTTGAAGATACATCTCTTGATGTAAATTCTCCGTTACTTAATAGGTTTATTGTTATTGACATGTCGTTTCTCCTTATCTTTATTGATTATTATTTGTCATCATCTCTTCTGCGTAATAAGTTGTATACAAGTTGCCTCCCCAGTTAAATAAATAACCAGAGCCGTGTATATCTCTCATTTTACTGAATTTCTCTCCAAATGGACTTAATTCAGCCTCTTTCATCTCTTTTACTTCTTTTATCGTTCCTTCTACTCCACTTACTCTTTCAAGTAAAACATTTACTTTATTGACTAAATTATTATAGTCTGGTACGATTGTATTCAATTTAACGGTGTGAATTACTACCCATATTGTTAACATCGCTAAAATTGAAAATATTGCTTGGTTTGTTCTTGTTTGCATTTCTGCTCCTTGTTTTTATTTGATTTTGTATTTCTATATCTACTTTACCCAGTAGATAGTCTTCATAACTATTCATTGTTTCTCCTTTTAATTATAAACCAGAGGTAAACATAGGTGAAAGGAGACATTATAGAGGGAATAAAAGGAAGAGTCCCCACTCTCCCTAAAAACTCTACATATCGTTAACCTATTGCTAGCCTCACGGTTATAGCCCTCTGGCTTAATATTTAGAATTGATTACTCTCATCTCTATTTCTAGTTAAATCAGTTTTAGATATTTCTTGTGCTAAATTAAAAGCATGAGTATTCATCCATTCTTTAGCCTCATTCCATTTGTCTATATTATCTTCAGCATATACTATTTGTTCTGATTTGTCACCTTTCAAAGTAAAGGTTACTATACCACCATCACTTTTATCTACCATTTCTATGGCTTGAATTTCGTTTAATTTAATATATGATGTAGAATACTCTGTCTTCATCACTAATAAACTTAACATTATACTAAAATACATATCTACCTCGCTTTCTTTATTTAGTTCTAACTCTCTTTTAGTTATATTTGTCATTCTATTTCCTTTTCTTTAATTATCTTTCTGTAATATTTTATCAAGTTCTTCATAAATATTATCTAATTCATCTATATCATCTCTATATCCCGCATGATATGTATGATAAATTAAATCTTTTAATTTTTGTCTATCTTCATTGCTTAATTTCATATTAACTTACTCCTTTTCTTTTAATTTATTAGACAGAGAACCTTTGCTTGAGGACGCTATAGCGTGATTATGCATCTGTACCTCGTAACGAATGTTGGGTTTTTATAGCCGTCAAAACTCTGTCTAAATGTTTTAAATTATTATGCTACCCTACAACTCCTTTCAAATACATTCAATAATTACTTTATGTTCTATAATAGTTCAAACCTGACTATCATATAATAATATTTCATTATAATATATTTTACTCGTTTTAGGCACTCTGACTAAAGAGCGTAGTCTCCTATGTTGTAGGGCGCGCGCATCGCTCTATTATTAGAGCAATTATAAATGTTATATAAACCTACACTTTTTCCTCAATAGTTGTTACCTACATATCTATTCATGTTTGTTATCTCTATCTCCCACCTTCACCTCGGTTTATATTTATTGAGAGCCTTGCTAGACCGCCACTCGTGTCTAGTTTTATGATGACCAGAGTTGAAAATACTATGCTCAACTGGCATTCAGGTCATGACCCAACTTCATCAGGCTTATATCTTGGCTCTCAATTATTTCCTTATCATTGTTATTAAAGCCTTTTAACTATCAATTACTAGTATATGATAGACCTCAAGACATAACTATTATTAAGAGGTTTTGTTTGGTATAACATACTGTAGAGAGGCACTATAGTCTCTTTCCTCTCTACCTTGGTATGTTAGCAAGTTTAATCACAATCATCGCAAATAACTAGTTTAGTTTCTTTCCAATCATCGCCTAAATTAGGATAAATAGTTATTCTATCTGGTCTGACCATATGCTCACAGATAAAACATTCTTTCCAATTATTAATACCATATTTTTTAATACTATCTTTAATATGTGTCATTTATTCTCCTGTTAGTTTTTTTTCTAATTCTCTTATCTCATCATAAAGTTCACTTTTGCTTAATTGACATTTATGAGCATTATCATCTACCATAGTTTTTACAGGTATATTAATTAATGGATGCTTTTCATAAGAGTATATTGTTTGTTCTTTTAGTTTTTCTTCTAATTCTGAAATTCTTACTTCATATAAAGAAAATCTATGTTCAATACTTGTTATAGTCCAAAGTCTCTTTAAGCCTTTAAACCATAATTTTAGTTTTAATAATTTATGTATCATTTCTTCCCTTTCTTTGTTTAATTTATTAGAGAATAGGTAGAGGCTCGCAAACTCTCCCTTACCTGTCAGACACATACTTTCATATGTGGTGCGCACAAATTGCTTGACCTATTCTCTAATTATGTTTGACAATTATTTATACTGGCTGTATTCTAATAAGAGGTCTTTCTCTTTTACTTACTAATTTACAAGCCTTTTCTACTGCTTTAAACTTATTTTTAACTACTATTACTTGAATTAAGTTCCCACATTTAAATACCCTATATTTATTCATAACTGTTTCCTTTACTTTTATGTTAAATTAAATTTTTACCATACTTTGATAACAAGGTGTATGGTAACCTCGTGGCTTATTATAAGCCTATATTAATCAGATTTCTAATACACAGACATTTCTCCTTTATGTATTACTTAATATAAAAAAGGGGGGCTATTAACCCCCCAATACATCTACTAACTAACCAACAAGTTTTTGCATATGAGCCTTTGCATCTGCTACAACTTCTTTGCTGTCTTTAGGAACTCTAGGTTTGCCTACGAAGAAAGACTTACAAGGGTCATCTGCCTTATATTTCTCAGGCATTTCACGAACCTCTATAGTCTCATCGCACAGAGCATTTAAGTCTGCAACAACTAACCTATTTTCCCAAACAACGCTAGCAGGAATAACAATCCCCTTTTCAGTTGGTATCAAAGCATTGACTCCCAACTCTGCTAGTTTTTCAAATAATTTATTCATCTTTAATCTCCTTATATAAATTGTTTTAAAAATTACTTCCACTGATAACAGTAGACCGAAGCGAACGATATGTTCGCGAGGTAAGGTATAATAGAATTTCAACCTAGCGATGTACCCACAGGGGTGAAATTCAAGGGGGTCCTCTAATGGTATATCTCACACACGCATTCTCAACCTAATTTTTCAAAAATGGGTTATTTCTCCTCGAGAATAAAAAAAAGACTTGGAAAATATATTTTTTTGAGTATTTTTAAAAGCTTATACTTACTAGGTATAACCTATAAGCTTATACAGCTGTTCTCACAGGTAGTATACCGATGACAAATACCGAGTAGTAAGTATATACACTGTGTTAATAGAGGTTATACCTATGTTTAAGCTTATGTATAAAACTTTTATTTGGATTATATATGTGTTTGTCATTAAATTATAGCGGTACTATGGCTAATAATAACTAATTTACAGACTTTTTTATGAATCCAATGTTTAAACAAGCAGTAGAGATGAGTGGAAGCAAGAATCCTAAAGATGAGGGTTATAGTAAGCTTATAGATATTCTTCAATCTAGACTTAAACCTATTAACGCGCCTAAAGAGTTCGTGTATCCAAACACTCCTGTTAAGGGAAGCTTTGTTCCAAGCAGAATGCCTAATGTAGACGCTGGTTTTGTTCCAGGAAGGAGTCCTGCTGTACGTTTAGGTGGTATGGAACCTACTGAAAACCCAGTTTGGGCTAATATTCTGTTTAAAGGAATTCAAAAGAGAGACAAACTTAAGAAGGGTGTTGAAACTTTGAAGGATGACCCTAGTTTGATAGTCAAAGGTTTACTAGGTAAGTCGCTTTTAGATAAGCACATTAATCCGTTTTTTGATAAGATTATGCCAGATAGTACAAAATTAGATGTTCTAAAGAAACAAATACAGTTTAACCCTAATGAAAGATTTGGCATGACAGTAGGGGATGATAAACTTGCATTAAATTGGAGATTTTAAATGGCAAATATTTACGGAGAGCCTGATATTTTTGAAAGAGCTGGTGGTTGGTTTAAAGATAAGTGGGATAAGGTGAAAAACTTTAAGACAGAGCCCAAGCAGGCTACTGGAAACTCTATGTATACACCTGGAGGGTACGGAGTTCAAAATATGAAAGGTGGAGGTGGTATTGATTTAAATTTGTCAAATGCTTTTAGCGATTTGAAGAATAAAGTAGCTGAGAATAATAAGCTCGTAGCTCAAAAAGCTAATCAAGGAGGTACTCCAGACTACACAGGTCCTCAAAATCTTGATTATAGTGGTCAAACACCTGGTGGAGTAGTTAATGAAACAGCAGGCGACAGCATGAATTTGCTTAATATGGGAATAAAGGGTGATAAAACATTTGACTCAAGTAATATCTTAAGTTCTGGAAATGAATTTGTGGAAGCGAGTGATTATTCTGATACAGCTTATTCACCTGCAGATATGGCTAGTATTGATGCAAATATGGCAGCTGAAGCAAAGGGACCTCAATTTGATAGTTTAATGGCTAAGACTATGAAATCTATGAACAATCAAGTAGGGACTGACTTAGGATTTGGTGAAAATGTTGCTGCAGACCAAAATTTAATGGGACAGAATGAAGAGAACGGTCAAACTGATTTAACTCTTGAAGACGAGTTGCTAACCAAAGAAGCTGGTGAGGGAGAAGAAGAGCCTGAAGAAGGCGGATTTAGTAAAGCTTTGGGAGGAATAGGTAAAGGTCTTTCTAGTGCAGGAGATAGTTTAATAAAAAGTGGCGGATTTCAGTATGGGAATATATTTGGAGATAGGTAGTGGCTAATATTGATAAACTTTATAATGCGATTATGGGCGCAGAGCATCAAGGATTCTTAGGAAAAGAAGATTATAGTCCTTGGATTAGGACTAAGCATGC